TTCCTCCAGTAGAAGTATCGGTCAAACCAAAACTGCAAGAACCATTATTGGATACAACAAGAGGTCTACCCGGCGAACTCGTCCCGATGCCGACGTTGCCGGACGTGTCCTTATAAAATTGTCCGCTGCCAATGTTGACGACAGACGTATCGCCCGTGAACCCATTGATTGCGGGATTGGTCAGCGTCTTATTCGTCAGCGTGTCGGTCGTCGCCCTTCCAACAAGCGTATCAGTCGAAGTCGGTAGGGTAAGCGTTCCGGTGTTGGTGATGCTGCTGATAACCGGCGTCGTCAGCGTTGCCGACGTGTCCAGCACGACCTTACCAGTTCCGGTCTTGTCTGAAATGGCCGTGCCGTTGATTTTAAAGACATTGCCCGTGCCAGCGGTGTCGTAAGTCTTGTTCGTCAGCGTATCAGTCGTCGCCCTTCCAACAAGTGTATCGGTAGCTGTCGGGAGAGTAATAGTACCGGTGTTGCTTATTGAGCCAATAACCGGCGTCGTCAGCGTCTTGTTGGTTAGTGTCTGCGTCAGGTCAGTTCCAACCTGCTTTGCCGCCGGAATGTCGTTGGTGATGTCTTTATTACCAGAAGAGAAGTTGACCGTGCTGTTTGAATTAGACGACGCCACAACAGTATCGCGCACCAGCGTCGTCGCGTCTGACATATGACCAGTGCCAACCTCCCACTCAGCAGCATTCTGATTGCTGATGAAGTAGTCGAACACATTAGTCGTCGTGCCAGTTCCAAACGCGCCAGCGAACGACTGCTTGCCGTTCACGGTCGACAGGGTGAGGTTGCCCGTTCCCGTCGTCGTGGTGGACTGGTGGACTAGATTGGCCGGTGCTGGCATCTGATTGCCTTAAGAGAAGGTGGTCTTGACGGTGAACTGAATGCTGTCGTTGGCGCTCAGGTTGATGACGCTAAAGTCACCGTAGATGTCCATATTTCCGCCGGTCGGTGGCGAGCCAGACCCTGTCGCATCAAATGCGCCAATTTCAGTGATTGCGCGTGAGCCAGCCGCCGTGATGGTCGCGACAAGCTGCAAGCAATCGTTAGAAACCGTCGTCGTCTGCTGCGACGCCGTTGCCAGCACACGCGCCTCGGTGGTTGAGGTCGTGGTGACGACGTTGGCTGACGCCGCAGCCGCACTGCCAGTACCCCACTGGAGATACCAGCTAATACCAGAAAGCGTGGACGTGATGCGGTCCAGGCCCTTGTTTTGAACACGAGCGGTCATTGAAAAAATCTCCTGATTTTTAGGTAGGCGTTCACGGCGTAATGCTTGAGCGGGTTTTTGGCCCAATACGCCACGAGGCCCTTCTTTTCGGTGCGACCGTTGGCCCGTATGACCGTTGCGTAGATCGCGGTGGTTTTGGCTTTAGTTGCCACGTTAATCATTAGAACGACCTCTTTCGAGCAATCAACGATGTCGTCGGCCGCATTGCGCGCTCGTTATCCGCCTGAAGATTAGCCACGGCGGCCTGGTATCCGGCGCCCCACACGTTCGCCCTCTCGTCGTTTTTGAGATATGGCGCGGCGTGCAGGAGTGAGCCGTATAAATAAATGTCGGGTGATTTGGTCAGCAGCCAATTGGTCGGCTCGCTCGTCGAGAGCGCCGGCACTGACGCATAATACGTTAACGTCAGCGGCAGACTATCCGGCGGCGTCGGGACCAGGTCGAGGTAATTTCCGAAAAGCGTGAAGTAGCGCGTCTGGCCGCCCGAACTCTGCGGGAGCGTCTTCTTGTATCGCTTCATCTCGTCGATGCCGACGTACTGCAGCGGAGGATTGACGTTCGCGTCTGGCGGATACGTCTGTTCGAGCGAGTAGAGCTCAAGGAAGTCGCTCGGCAGTGGGACGACCTCTCCGCTTGACCCGGCCCACGTCAGATCGGCCCTCGTAAGCATGTCTCGGACGCGCAGCGTGCGATTTACGCTTGCCTCGACGAGAGAGACGAACGTCGGAATGACAGACGTGAGATCGTCTCGGTTCAGCCAGTCGGCGACCGCCGATTTCAGGTCTGCGTAGGTGCTAATCGCCATTCGTCTCGTCCCACTCCGGGGTCATGTCGAAGGAAAACTCGAGCGTGCCGGCGTGTTTGACGTCTTTTGACAGATCGTGGTCGATCAGGACGTCGAAGCCGGCCTTTGTCGCGTTCATCCCGAAATACATGTCCTCGCCGCTGTATTGTCCGCTCGCCGGCGAGTAGCCGATCATGTGATATGGCGCCTTCAGCGCCTCGTAGACCTCTTTCCGGACGAGCATGCAGCCCATGCCGGTGGCCTGGACCCTTTCGAGGCCCGTGCTGTCCTTTTTCGTCCACACTCGCTCAAGTTTCGCAAAATCGGAAAAGGCAACCGGCTTGAACGGAGGCCGGCGAGTCGTGTAATTCGCAGCCACGATCGGCTTGTCGTGCGCCAGCAGCCGATCGAGCGCGTCTTTTGGGAAGCGCATGTCGGCATCGAGCCACAGCACCGCGTCGCAGTCGGATTTCAGGGCTTCTTTGACAAGAACGTCGCGCTGATCTGCGATTAGGGTGCCGCGATGATTGAAAAGCATCAGCGCGTCGCGCAATTCTCGCTCAGTTCCGCACCTTGTCGCACTGTAGTGCGACATCATCCGCGCGAGATCGAAGCAAAATCCAGCCTTGACGTCGTCTTGGGACGGTATGCAGATCGCGATCTTCAATGGCTCCTCAAACGGTGACGTTTTTCGTCTTGAAGACGCGATTGTCCGCGTCATTCAGCCAGCGTTTCATCGCGGCCTGGTCGCGCGTGATCCCTTTTTTCTCAAGATCGCGCCACACCGTCAGCGGAATAGACGCGACCTTGTGGAAAATGTTCTTGTCGCCGAAGCGTTTGTCGCTGTCGTTGAATTGAGCACGATTAAAGTCAGTGATCGGCGCCACATTCTGCTCTGCCGTGATCGTCGCGATGCCGTCCTCTGAATAGAAAACGTGCGAGATGCCGCTGAGCGGGTCGTGATCGATAACCTTTCGAAACATCGTGCCTCCAAAAACGTGAGGGCGGCCACTTGGGCCGCCCTCTTCTTGTCGTCGTAGCGTTTTTGCGCTTACGAGGTGGTCAGATCCGCCGCGATGCCGTGCGCCTTCTCGGTACGGACCTTGAGGCCGTATTCGACGATCAGCATGCGGGTGTCCGCGTCGCCGGTTTTCGCCAGCACTTCGGTCTTGAAGTTACGCAGATACGCGACCGAGAGATACTCGGGATCGATCACGTAGGCGTTGGCTTCAGGCTGCCAGCGGTTCGGAACGATGCGGACCTCGCCGAAATCGGAGAGATACACATCGGCCGTGCCGATGATCGCGATCGGCGAAACGTCGCCGACGTTGTAGCGGGCAGAAGCAAGACCGGAGAACCCGGAGGCCACGGTCTTGTTGAACGGACCAGTCATGCACATGACCGGCTCGCCACCCGAGGTCCACACCTGCTTGATGACGTCCTTGAGGATCGTCTCAGTGAAGGCGCGGGCCGTGCCGGCGATGCGGTACGCATTCGGGTAACCGTTACCCGAAGAGCCCGACATCGTCGGGTTCGTGCCGCCGCTGGCCTTGTTCACGTTCGTTTGCAGCCACGCGCCGAGGCCGGCGGTGGTGCGGGCGGTCGTGTTGCCACCAGTCGTCGCGATGGCATTCGAGGTGAGGCTCGACTCCATGTCGCGCTTCAACTCCGAGCTTGCTTTCGCGAGCTCGTAAGCAAGCAGGCTCTTCATGCCCGCCTTGTCGACCGCTTCCACGGTGCCCGTGGTCGCGACGACCTTGCGCGAGATCTGCGTGTAGTTTCCGACGCGAACGGTCGGAGAACGCGAGCCGGCGGTGACGGCGTCACCTTCAAGCTGCGCGTTCGTGGTGCTCGCCGACGCGAGGGTGTCAAGCTGCCACTCGAAGTAACTGTTCTTGACGTTCTCGCGGCCGATGTTGGACATCAGCGGTGTATCGACTGGAGCGATGTTGTAGATCACGTTCGCGAGATCTTCGCGAACGGCATTGCTCTCGTCGTACCGCGTGATGGCGTTGGTAACCAATGCCATTTACGTGTTCCTTCTTAGTCAATGATGCGTTCGAAGAGGGCGGCCGCGTCAGCGACACGCCCGGTTTTGGCGAGACGTTGTTTCGCTTTCGTCGTTTCGGACGTTGACCTAGGAACAGTATTCCCCGATCCCGCCTTCGCCGGCGCCGGCGATCGTGCCGGTGCGGGCTGCGGCTTTCTCGACGTCAGCTCGTCGTATCGACGAGCCTTGTCCAGGATCAGGATTGCGCGCGGATCAGTCGCCTGCATCAATTCATCTTCGCTATAGCCAGCGCTTTGGCCGTAGCTCAGGAGTTTTGCGCGGTCGGCTTCCCACGTCTCGGGCTTCTTCCACTCCGGTCGCTTCTCGAGGAGCTGCTTGCGCCCCTCCACGACCATGTTCTGGATTTGAGCCCGCTGCTCTTCGGTTTGCAAAGCGTGAAGACGTTGCTGCTCGGCCTGCGCGGCCACCAGCTTGTCGTTGCGTTCACGCCACACGTCACGTTGTCTGACGTACTCAAGCGGATCCGAGTTGTAGAGCGCATTCCAATCCGGTTCCTGCGGCATCAGCTGCGTGAGCTGCTGCTGCAAGGCCGAAAGCATCTGCGCGTACTGAGCTCGTTCCACCCGAGCCGCCTCGAACTCGGCTTCCACTGCCTTGCGGCTGGAGGCGAGCTCTTGCGTTTTGCGAGTGTAGTCTGCCGTCCGCGAGTATCCGGCGATCACCTCGTCGAGCGGAACCTTCTGTTCTTTGCCGTCAACCTTGACGGTGATCAGACTGTTCTGCTCGGCCGCAGGCTCTTCCTGACCCTCTTCGGGTGCGGCCGCAGCTTCTTTTTCCTCGGCGGGCTCTGCAGGGGCGACCTCCTCCGTCGCTTCCTCTGCAGGCGTCTCTTCCGCCGGCGGTGCTGCGTTTTGCGTTGTCTCTTCTGCAGGAGCTTCCTCCTGCTCATCGACACCGCGCATCACTGCTTGGCCTCGCGGGAACTGGGTTGTCGGTTTCTCACCGCCCAGGATCGCCGCGAATTGATCGGCAGCTTCAGGCAACCCAATCCCGCCCGTGGACGGGGTGTTGGAGGTATTCATCAAATCCTCAATCTGTTGAAACTAGGCCGAGCGTAGTGCCTTCAGCCTCTGCGAGTATTCCGCAACGCGGTTCTCTGCCGCGATCGCGCGAATTGCCTCCCGGAGCTCGCCGATCGCGCGGATCATGCGCCAGGCGTCTTCTAGGGTCGGCGCCTGCGGCAGCGTCGAGGCGCGCCACTGGGCAGTGTAGTTGTCTTCTAAGTGCTTCAGGGCCGCATCGAAGGCGACGCTGTTCAGGAGATCCTGTGCGCCCTGGATGATGGTGGTGCGGTCGATCATTGATAGGCGGGCTCTTGCTGTGCGCTACCAACGCCAGCAGCTATTGGGCCAAGCAGCCCGAAGTGGTATCCCTTTTCCGATAGATACTTTCCAATGCGATCAAGCCATTGTTGATCAGCGTGCTGAACGGTTGGGAGCCCCTTTGGTATGCGTTCCATAAGATAATCAATCGTTGGTTTATAGCCCGGAAGATTGCTGCGGTATTTTTCAAGAGCCGTAACAATTTCTGGGTACATTATCTCTTGCGGAACCGATGTCGGCATTCCGCCGACATATTTGCCAGCAAGGTTCGTGTCGTAAGAAATATGCTGCGATTGGGATTTAAATGTCTTTCCGGACGGATCAAGCTGGGCAATGGATAGACCAGACGCTCCCGTGGCTTCATTCAATAGCCTGGGGTCAGTAACTGCAAATCTAGCTTCTGCGACGCTCGGAAACCCCTGCTCAAGGAATTGCGACTTGTCCATCGTCTTGGCAAATTTACTTCTAATCTTGCCAGGCGCCTGCTGCAGATAATCACGTAGATCGATTGATAAAATTCCGGGCCAGTTTTCCGCTGCGCCAAAATCTTTTGTTGGCGTTTTCATAGCTCGATCAAAATCTTTTGCAGCTTTCTTCGACACCTCTACGTGCTTCATCATCTCAGAAAGCGCGTCAGAAACATGATGCGAAAAATCAGCTGATCGCTCGCCCATTGCGGTGTAGACACCGTAAATCGGGCGTTCACTTTCGGCGGCCGATTTCACAGTGTTAGCCAGCCGTGACGCGACACCCTTCGCAGACGCCCACGCCGCGTCATCTGCCACATTGTTAGCCATAAAACCGTGTCCGCCCTGCAAGGCCACCGGGTCTTCGAATTTAAACCCATTGACTTGCAGCAGATTTCCACCAGCAGCCGTTCGGTCGCCGCGAAGAGGCACCAATGCCCCGCCCTGTAACTTCGCTGGGCTGATTACCACTTCATCTGCTGCGGCAGGCACTGGCTTAATAACGGCCGACATTTCAGATATTGGCTTCGGCAATTTAATTTGCGAAATGCCGTGCCATAAATCAGAGGCCAGCGTGCCAGCCTTTTTTACGGCGCCTGCGGGCCCCGCCTGCGCCTCGTCGCTTGACAACACGCCGGCACCAGCGAGCGCGGCGACCTTCGCCGCCCTGCCCAAAGGACCACCGGCGGCAAGCAGAGCGACATCAGCGGGTGAGCGCGGCACGACCATGCCGAAGTCGGGGTTTTCCGTCAGCCAGCCTTCCTGCCGCCCGCCGATCGGCTTCGCCGCCTGGCGCTGCCGTCTTGCCGCGGCCTCGAACGGATCCTCCATAAGAGAATATCCGCCGGCATACGGATCGACCTGATCAAGCAATCCAGGCATCAACTACTCCAGCGGCTCGTCGGCATCGAGGCCGTACTGCACCAGCAGCTGCTCGATCTCGGCGTCGTCATCAAGCGAGGCAACGGCGCCAAGCAGCGCGCTAATGTCGTCGTTGCACTCGTCGAACTCTTTATCCAGAAGCGGATACGTGCCCTTTGCGACGAGGCGATTACGCAGGTGTACCATTGTAGGGCTGCGTCTGTTCTGTCATCTGCTGCGCGTTCATCGCAGCCTGCCGCTCGGCGCTGTCGGCGCGGAGCTGCTCGACGGCAAGCTCGCGGCTGTGCGCGAAGCTGTTCTCGAGCGTGGCAAGATCAAATTGTGTGTTGTATTTCGCGTTCAACTCCGCGGCCCTCAACTCGGTGTCGGCGCGCAGCTTGTCGCGGTTGAATGCGTCCTCGATCAGGATCTGCATGCGCTTGAGGTGGGCCTCGTCGGCCTGCTTGGCCTGCGCCGCCTGGACCTTCGCCATCTCGATCTGCGCGAGCATGGCATTCGGATCGGTCTGGGCTTCTGCTGGGCCATCGCCTGCTGCATCACCTGCGCGGTCTGCCCGTGCACGCGCTTGAAGTAGCGCGAGGCGTCCTTGATGTTGGCGAGCTCGAGCAATTTCGAGAGGCTGTTACTGTATTGGCTCACATCGCAGATCGGGTTAGCCGGGCCGAGCAGCTGCATGATCTGCTCCTGCTTTTGCAGGACCATCATCATAAATTGCAGGCGCTCGTTGTCGGAGCCGCGCCCCAGGCCGACATTGACCTGGACGTCCATGTCGGCGTCCCAATACTTTGGATCAATCTCAACCCACTGTCCGCGCAGCTTGACGGTGCGCGGGCGGTCCTGGTGGCGAACGATCATCTTCAGCAGGCCCTTGAAGAGCCGCTTGATGCCGGTCTCCGCGAAGACGCGCGCAATCAGCTCGATGCGCTCCTGGGCGCCCTGCACCGTCGCCGTGACCGCGGCCTTCGTCGTGCTCTGCAGCACGTCTGGGTCGAGGCCCTGCGAGGCGGCGCTGATGCCGGTGCGCTGCGCGCGCACCTGGTCGAGGTAGGCAATGATCGGCATCGCATTCTGGCCGACAAAGGGCTCGGACAACGAAGCAATCATGCCGGGCGCGCGGGTGCGTATGATCGCGCCAGTCTCGGTGTTCATAACGTCGTCGAGGTTGACCTGGCCCTCGACCACCACGGTGCGCGGATGGATGACCTGCGCGAGGCTGTCGAGCGTGTTGCGGACCACCGCGGTCTTGATGCGCTGGAGGTCCATCACCTGGTCGCCGACGGCCTGGCCGATGATCATGTGGGGCTCGGGATCAGGGCAGAGCACGGCAAAGGGGACGTCGGTCGCGACCTCGTCGTGCAGCACGCTGTGCGAATTGCCGAGCGTGCAGACGCGACGCAGCTCGGCGATGCCGTCGCCGTCGCGGTCAATGCGGATGTAGCTCTCGACGTACACGATGCGGCGCAGCGACTGGTCGGCGCTGTCCATGTGCTGCGTGAATGTCATCAGCGCGGGATTGCGGGTCTGCGCTTCGTAGTTGATCGAGAAGACGTCGCCGCCGCCGCTGTTCTCTTCAATCTCTTTCTGCGAGTAGCCCATCGCGATCAGCTCGCTGACGGTCTTCAGCGAGCGGTGGCCGACATACTCGGCGGTGTCGAGGTCGCGCGCGTTACGCGCAATCAGAAATTCTTCCGGCGGGATCGCCTCAACGACGATCTTGTTGCGCGGCTTGCTGCGGCGAATGCGGATGTCGTAGATCTGCG